GTTTGTTACGGGTTTCTCAGTATGGTTCTTGATCGTGGATCTGCTTCAATTGTCTAATCTATTTAGGCAACTACTTGGTCCGCGGAGCGCTATTCGCGCTCTTTTCTCGCTTACGCGAGATCATCCGGGTCTGACTGCAAAGGAACTTTGCAACCAGCACTTGGCCACGGAGTTTGGTGTGTTGCCAACAATAGCAGACATGACTTCTGCCGGTCGCATTCTTGCGAACTGGCAGAAGGTGTACTCTGAGACTAATGAGCTACTTCAGAAGGCTTTCAGTCAAAAAGGTAAGACTGATCTGTCCCCTAAAGTGGAGCGTCTTAATCCGCTTCATCAATCGTTCCGGGTTAGTTCTAACCCGGGCGCTCTTGATGCTGTGGATATGACGGTACATGTCGACACTCGTGTCGAACTAACTCATTGTCTCGACCTGGATTACAGGTTTTCTTGTCCTGAGTTTCAGGGATGGCGCAGCCGCCTAAAGCAGTTCGTGGATGGCATAGGCCTCCTCGATCCTGCAGCTCTGTGGGATGTTATACCTTTTTCCTTCGTGATCGACTGGTTCTTTCACGTTGGAACTTGGCTTCATCGCAACAGACCTCGGCTGTTCCCTGCTAGCGTTGTACCTGAGCAATACTGCGAAAGCATAAAGCTTAGAATGCAACGACAGTATCGTCTTGAGGCGTACTTCTTACAAGCTGATTTACATCAGCCTGCTTCGAAGTATACCCAACTCATATTCTATGAGAAGTACGATGCTTACCTAAGGAAGCGGTTTCAACCGCCTCCGATAAAGTTGTCGGGGTCAATCCAACAGGACCAGAGTTCTTTGGCTGTGCAGCTTAATAGAATTGCCTTATCGGCTTCTCTACTCGGCCAGCGCGTCAATCCTCGGGCTCGGTTTCGTTGACCATTCAACCCTTGCGAAAGGGATCAAACCTCAACTTCAAGGACCAGATTATGTTACCTGATCCACTGAAATTAAGTGTAAACTCCTCGGATGCTAATCTTTCAGATTGGCGTCTTACGGACGTTGCTCCTGGGTCGTCAACGCGCATTCTCGCGAATGCTACGTTCTCGCCTAGTGGCAGCGGAGAAGGAAAGTTTCGTATAGCTCATACAGAGACTAACGAATCTTCTCCTCTCGGATCAATTCGCACGCTCATACGTATGGATGCTGCTTGTTATGGCAGTACCGTTCCGATAGAGCGCGGGGTTGCGTCTGTGCAGCTTGTGATTGTTCGTCCAAAAATGACGGACCTCACTTCAGCTACTATGACATACATGGTAAAGGGATTCCTCTCTTCTTTATTCGCGAGTGGCACTGAAGCCACTTACGATACATTGAAAGCGGCCCTTGACGGTGCGTATCTCGACCGAGTTCTCTCGGGCGAGCCGTAACGTCTTAACATGTAGCAACCCACTTAGGTAACGTGGTGCGGTGCAGAAATCTGGCTAGGAGGTTCACCTGATTGGGAACCATAATAGCCTAGATGTTTATACATCCTTGACTTTGGCACTGTATCACGATATATCTCAGGGTATTATCTCAGTTCGTGAGTCTGATATCGAGAAGAGAGTTATCTCTTCCCGTGTTCAGTCGGAGGGTCTATCGTTTTTGACGAAGACTCTTCCTTCTTATGGAAAAGCCGTTGATACGGCTCTCCATAGTGAGGCTTCTCTTCAAGTACCATTCTTTGAAAAAAGAGCGGGAACCGCAATCCCCAAGTTTCTTGGGTGGTTGCTTGAGAAGATATTCACGAACGAAGGTCATGTCCGGAGCAATCCGGATGTGTATGCCTTGAAGGCGTTTCGGCAGTTTGTATATTTTATGTACAAGCTGCAGCTACCATATACTCAACAACTAAATGAAAAAGTTATTGAGGAATTCGTCTCGACCGAGATCGAACTCTCTTCACAGAGAATCGATTTTGGAGATCCGATTATCAAAACGGCGCGGACTTTTGTTTCGCGTCTATTCCGGGGCTTTGATTGTAGGGATATCTTCCCTAGTCACGGCCCTGGCGCAGTTGCCACAGGTGAAGCAAGCGGTGAGAAATCTAATTTCTCACGCTTGTACACTTGTATCGAAGTAGTATACCCCTATACGGAGTATTTCTGCCTCGGTTCGGCATATGCGGATGATCGATCGTACCTCGAATCCCTAACTTCTCTGGAGGCGGGCACCGCGAAAGTGGTGCTCGTTCCAAAAGATAGTCGGGGACCTCGACTCATATCATGTGAGCCACTGGAATTCCAGTGGATTCAGCAGGGTCTATGCAGGAAATTATATTCCTGGATAGA